AATCCAGTTGGTTCTTTGCGCCGTCATTTGGTGTTGCAGCGATCTTCCGCTTCCTTCTATTCCTCCAGGGATTCCACAATTGGACGCTCAATCCCTTCCATATGATGGGAGTTGCTGGTATACTGGGAGGAGCACTGCTCTGTGCCATTCACGGAGCAACAGTAGAAAATACTCTGTATGAAGATGGTGATGCCTCAAACACATTCAAAGGGTTTGAACCCACGCAAGAAGAAGAAACCTATTCAATGGTTACTGCCAATCGTTTCTGGTCACAGATTTTCGGGATTGCTTTTTCTAACAAGCGTTGGCTTCATTTCTTTATGCTCTTTGTTCCCGTTATGGGTTTGTGGACTAGCTCTATTGGTATTATTGGTTTGGCTCTCAATCTTCGTGCCTACGATTTCGTATCACAGGAAGTAAGAGCAGCAGAAGATCCAGAATTTGAAACGTTCTACACAAAAAATATCCTTCTGAATGAAGGTCTACGTGCCTGGATGGCACCAGTAGATCAACCTCACGAGAACTTTGTGTTCCCTGAAGAGGTCTTGCCAAGAGGCAACGCTCTGTGATATACTGAGGGTCGAAAGACCCTCTTTTTTTATGGATTTGATATGACCTATGAAGTATATGAAAATATTTTGAGCGCACCATCTCTTAGTCATTGTAGAGCACAACTAAGAGAAGCTCGATGGATGTACGGTCATACATCTACCATGGAATCTAAAATACCATTTTGGTATATGGAACTTGCTGACAATAAGTTCTTTAATGATTATATGTTTAGAAAAATACAAGAAGCAACAAACCAAAAACTTATTCTACATAGAGTTTATGCGAATGGACATACCTATGGTCAAGATGGAGATATTCATAAAGATGATTTGAGAGAAAATCACAAGACTTTTTTATTTTATCCTTTAGAATGGAGTGAGTGTTATGGAGGTCAAACAGAATTTTTCAGCGATGATGTAATAAAAATTGATGAATATATTCCCAGAGAAAATACAGGGATAATGTTTTCTGGTAACATATTTCATCGAGGAACTGCTCCCATAATTCCAGAAGCAAAACTAAGGATTACGGTAGCATTCAAAATGGAGATTGCCCCTTGACAAAGGAGGTCACATGCTATACAATAAATACTGAAAATATCGGAAAGATTATGGAAGTCACTATTTACTCATTGAATGGTTGTAAATACTGCGTTCTTGCCGAAGAATTGATGCAAAGAGTAAAGGTAGATTATCAGAAAGTGATAGTTAATCAAGACATTAGTTCTGAAGATTTTAAAGACCAGTATGATAATGGAACAAATTCATTTCCACAAATCTATATTGATGGAAAAAACTACGGTGGATTGGTAGAAGCAATTCGTCATTTTCAGTCGCTCGGAAAACTATGAGATGCATGAAATAAATAAAGGTGTAGAAATAATGTTGAGGGGGAGAGTAAAAGCGAAAGCGGCGACAAAGATTGTATCGGTTATTAAGACTTTATCCCTTTTCTCAAAAAAATACAAGATTACTTTTGAGATAGTCAGGGAACATTAAACTTACCCACACTCAGGAGAGAAGAACATGGAACTAATTACCCCCTTTTTAGTATTCTTCTCTGTGTCTTTGTTATTTCTGTTTTTGTTTTTGGGGTTTATCTTCGGTTGGATAGTAAACAGTATCGTAACTGCTATCAGAGATAATCCTATCAATAAAATTAAACATCCCGAAATGTTTGATGAACACGGAAATCTTATGCCAGATGAATTAATTGCTTTTACTTTTGAAAATTATGATTACGAAGAGGATTATGAAGATGATTGAGGAGTTCTGAAATGATTTTAGTTGACATGAACCAAATTATGATTTCAAACCTTATGGTTCAAATTAAAGGATTTGAAATCAATGAAAATCTGGTTCGCCATATGATTTTAAAAAACATTCGATCATATGAAAAGGAATTTACTCCTAAGTATGGAGAGATGGTTTTGGCATACGACAGTAAACATTACTGGCGTCGAGATTATTTTCCCTACTATAAACAAAACCGAAAGAAAGATCGAGAAAAATCTGGATATGATTGGAACACTATCTTTGAAGTCTTGAATAGAATTCGTGATGAAATCAAAGACTATTTTCCATACAAGGTTGTTGAAGTATATGGTGCTGAAGCAGATGATGTCATCAGCACTCTCACTTCTTATAAAGCATATAAGAATGAAATTCTTGATACTCCAGAACAAGTTTTAATACTCTCTGGTGATAAAGATTTTATTCAATTGCAGAAGTATTCTTTTGTTAAACAGTTTAGTCCCATTCAGAAAAAATATATTAAGGAAGCAAATCCTTTGCGGTATGTTAAAGAGCATATCATCAGAGGTGATAAGTCTGATGGCATTCCTAATTTCTTATCTGCAGACAATACGTTTGTAAATGAGTATCGTCAGAAACCAATAAATAAGAAGAACCTGGAACTGTGGATTACTCAAGACCCACTGGATTTTTGTAAGACGCCTGAAGAAAAGGCAAACTATATGAGAAACAAAAAATTAATTGATTTTAATTGCGTTCCAAAAGAGGTAGAAGATAGCATCATAGAATGCTATGAGAGTTTAGATGTTTCCACAAAACAAGTTCCCCTTGCGTACTTTCAAACATATCAATTGAAAGATCTGATGCAAGATTTTTTCTTTAAATCGAATACATTAACATTTGGGAGTTGAACCATGAGACTACTGATATCTGAAATTTTTCAAAAAGTTTCTAATGCAAAAACTAAGGATGAAAAAGTTGCTATCCTAAAGAATAATAATAGCGACGCTTTACGAAAACTGTTGATTTGGAATTATGATGAAAGTATTTCATCTGCTATTCCCACGGGTGATGTTCCATACACACCAAACGCAGCACCATCTGGCACTGAGCATACAAAGTTGGAGCATGAATCTAGAATTCTACATCACTTTGTAAAAGGTGGATCAAATCTAACTCAAACTAAACGAGAGATGATGTTCATTCAATTACTTGAAGGACTTCATAAATCAGAAGCAGAGGTTCTCTGTTTAGTTAAAGATAAGTCTCTACAAACAAAATATAGAATTACTCTAAATGTAGTGAAGGAAGCATTCCCTCAAATTCAGTGGGGAAATAGGAGTTGAAGATTAAAATTCTACATCAAAATTGTGATCCAGCACTAGCAGAAGATAGAACTCTTCCTTATAACGCATATATTGTAAAGTATGTTGATGACGAAGTATACTGCTATGATATAGTAATCTCAAATAAACAAGCAGATATTTTTGATTACTATTGGGACAAATATAGAGAAGGACTTATCAAGTTCAAACAAACTGAAGGGCGGGTCAATCCAAAACTCTGGGGAAATCAAGTAAAAACGGAAAAGAAAAAATGAGACACATTGTTTTTAATCTGATCGATTGTGATCAAAATCTTATTGATGATGAAGAATACATCAGAGTGTCTCTAAAACAATCTGCAGAAATATGTGGCGCTAACTTAATCAGTATCAGTTCTCATAAATTTACTCCTCAGGGAGTAACTGCTATTGCTTTACTTTCCGAAAGTCATATAAGTATTCATACTTGGCCAGAGAAAAAACTTGCTGTTTGTGATGTGTTTACATGTGGCATTACAGCAAACCCGATGAAAGCAGTTATTCATATGGTAAAAACATTTAATGCAACAGATTGTACTTTAGAAGAGGTTAACAGAAATCATGAATGAAGATTATGATGTTTCTCAATCAGTAGTTGATGTTACTGTAGAAGATATTACTGAAAAAGTAAATGAAGAAGAACAGCAAGAGGAAGAACAGCAAGTACAAGAATTTTCTCTGACACCTCAGCAAATTAAAGAAGCAATCGCTAACTACGAAAAGCGAAAGAAAGCGGAAAAACTTGAGAGAAAAAAGAAGCAAAGTTTTGCCTATGAAGTAGGTAGACTTGATGGTATTAAATCGGCAAGAAAGAAGCAAGTTGCTTTGAATAGATTGATTAATACAGTACAACGAGAAAACAACATTCGTAAACAATCTGAGGAGACAACACATGAGCCAGGTTAAATTGATCGCTATCACTCAAGGCGCTGGTGAATTAATTGAGCAAAATGCACAGGAAGTAATCTCTTATATCGCTCGTGTAAGTAATCCAAACAATCAACTTAATTTTGATACTTCTGCTGGTCTCCTTCGTTATTGTATTAAGCATCATCACTGGAGCCCCTTTGAACATGCTTACATGACGCTTGAGATTAATACTACTCGTGGCATCGCAGCCCAGATTTTACGTCACCGTTCGTTTACATATCAAGAATTTTCGCAACGGTATGCAGACACAAACCTGCTTTCCGATAGACCTGAAGTTCCAGATCTTCGTAGGCAAGACACTAAAAATCGTCAAAACTCTATTGATGACTTTGGTGATTATGTAAAACTTGGATTGCAAGGTGAGATCTCTGAATACTTTAAGCAAGGTCAAGATCTTTATAATCGTCTGCTTGATAAGGGAGTGGCGAAGGAATGTGCAAGGTTTGTATTGCCACTCGCAACACCAACTCGTATCTATATGACAGGCTCAGCAAGGTCATGGGTGCATTATATTGATCTACGTTCTGCAAATGGAACACAGAAGGAACATATGGATATTGCAGAGAACTGTAAAGTCGTATTCCGAGAACAGTTTCCAACACTTGCAGAGGCATTGGAATGGAACAGTTAGAAATATCTCATACTCACTTTTTAAATCCTGGCATTAGTTCTATAGTTTTACCTGAAAAATATCTCTCGATTATACGAGATGAATGTTCTAAAATTATGGAAGATTTTGATGCTAATGAAAGTGAGGTAAATAATAGTAGACTAGCTGGGCAGTTAGATAAAGAATATAATCTTACTCGCACTCCAGTAGTTCTAAATGCAGTAGTGAATAATCTTTGTAGAGAATACATTCAGTATTGGACTAAAAGAGAAGTTACAAACCATCAATTTAAAATTGAAACATGTTGGGTTAATTATCAAAAAAAGCATGAGTTTAATCCTATACATGACCACAGTGGAATGTTCAGTTTTGTGATATGGATGCAAATACCATACGATGTAGATGAAGAACTATCTCTACCTCACTCGGCAAAATCAAACAGTCCATGTTCTTCACTGTTTTCTTTTCATTATGCAAATCTGCGAGGAGATATATCTACTCACTCTCTTAAAGTGGGCAAAAAACATGAGGGAACTTTAGTATTATTTCCATCATGGCTTAAGCACAGTGTAAATCCATTTTATACTTCAGATGATTTTAGAATATCTATTTCTGGTAATATAATTCCTACAACCGACGCAGACTACTCACTTTTCCCAACTACAGTTCAAGGAGATTTCAAATGAATAACCAAGATGTTTTAACTATCGCAAGAGAAAGTGGTTTAGTTTTCAACAACAATCATGATATTCTAGATTTTTATCAGAAGATTAGAAAAGAACTTAAAAAAGAATTTCTTGAGAATTCTGAAAAAGAGGAATGATATGTACTATGAATGCGACTTAAACGGCACACCAATTGCTTGTCAAATTATTGAATGGGACAAGGTTACTGGTGAATGCCTTATCGAATATACAGATCTTATTGGGGTCTTGCGTTTATGGGTAAACGGTGATAGAATAAAGGAGAGAACACCTCTCCAAGAAATTTCGTTATGAATATCTTTTACTTGAGTTACGACCCACGCACATGTGCCGCCGAGCATTGCGATAAGCATGTAGTAAAAATGATTGTTGAGTATGCTCAACTCATGTCTACTGCTCATCGTGTGCTTGACGGCATTCCTTATACTGCCAAGACGGCAAACAATCGCAACATCAAACGCTGGCGACTTGACAAACCACGCGAAGACATTCTATACAAAGCATCACATATCAATCATCCTTCTAACATCTGGGTGCGACAATCTTCGTCACACTATCGCTGGTTGTTTGATTTGTTTCAACATTGCTGCGTACAATATACTCAACGCTACGGTAAGTATCACAGCACTGAGAGTATGGTTAGCTATCTCTGGGTTCCGCCATTCAATATTAAACATACTGGGTGGGTTGACCCCCCTCCTGCGATGCCAGATAAATACAAAGTACCTGGAGATGCAATCCAGTCATACCGCAATTACTATATTGGAGACAAAGTTTCGTTTGCAAAATGGAAATCTCCTGCCACTACCCCACCATGGTTTATTGAAGAACATGCCAACATATCCTGTTAAACACAAAGAAACTGGCGAGACACAAGAACTTGTGATGTCAGTTCAAGAATACACAAAGTGGAGAGAAGATAATCCAGAATGGGACAGAGATTGGTCGCAAGGAGTTGCTTCTATTGGCGAGGTTGGAGATTGGAAAGATAAAATTGCCAAGTCCAAACCTGGATGGAACGATGTCCTTAGACAAGTATCAAAGTACCCAGGATCTCAAGTAAAACCACTTTAATCGTATGCCAGCAAGAAAAAAATCTATCACTAATCCAGTTCCCTTTGGTATGAGCAACAAACAAATGAAACGAAAGAGACCTATTAATTTAGAGTATCTGAACACAATAGAACCACTCACTGATAATCAAGAAAAGTTATTTGAGCGTTATGCTCTTGACCAAAACATTTTTGCTTATGGTGCTGCTGGTACGGGAAAAACTTTTATCACCCTGTATCTTGCGTTGAAGGATGTTCTTGATGAAAATACACCATACGACAAGATTTATATTGTTCGTTCTCTAGTTGCTACTCGTGAAATTGGTTTCCTTCCTGGAGATCATGAAGATAAGTCTTCTCTATACCAAATTCCATACAAGAACATGGTTAAATACATGTTCAAAATGCCTGATGATAATTCATTTGAAATGTTGTATGGTAATTTAAAAAACCAAGGGACTATTAGTTTTTGGTCTACAAGTTTCATTCGTGGAACAACTCTTGATAATGCTATTCTGATTGTTGACGAGTGCCAAAACTTGAATTTCCATGAACTTGATAGTATAATTACTCGTGTTGGAGAGAACACAAAAATTCATTTTTGTGGAGACGTTCAGCAAACAGATTTAATCAAGACATATGAAAAGAATGGTATTCTAGACTTCATGAAAATTCTAGAGAACATGAAAGAGTTTGATTTGATTGAATTTGGAGTACAAGATATTGTTCGTAGCGGTTTAGTTAAGAACTATATTGTGAGTAAAATTAACCTTGGATTATGATACATTTTAATCATGTTGATTTGACGCTTATAGATTTGGAAGCAGTGATGGTTGATAATGTTCGTTATTATCAAACACCAGAAGGAAAAAAGTATCCATCGGTAACCTCTGTAATTTCAAAGAATCCAGAAAAGTGTGCTAGTATTGCAAAGTGGAGAAAACGAGTTGGCAATGAAAAGGCAACTGCAATTTCTACTAGAGCAAGCACAAGAGGGACCGCGTTTCATTCTATAGTTGAAGATTACCTAAATAATGAATTAGATGAAAGTAAGTATGAGGCAAAACCTTTGCCTCTGATGATGTTCAGATCTGCTAAACCAGTTCTGAACAGAATAAACAACATTCATATACTAGAAGGATCTCTATACTCTGACAGACTGCGTATCGCAGGAAGAGTAGACTGTATTGCTGAATTTGATGGTGAATTAGCAATCATTGATTTCAAAACATCAACCGAACCAAAGAAAGAATCTTGGATCCAAGATTATTTTGTGCAAGAAATTGCATATGGGTGGATGTTTTTTGAACGTTATAATATGGAGGTGCAAAAATTTGTCACCATCATCGCATGTGAAAATGGAGAAACGCAAGTATTTGAAATTTTCGATAAGAAAACTTACTATGAGAAACTAAATGAGTACATTAATTACTTTTTTTCAACCCAAACAAATGTCTAGTAACTCACAAATTAAATCAATAGAAGATTTTGTTAAAGACAAGTTACTTACACCCGTGAAATTTTCTTACGATATCGAAAAACTAGCATCAAATCATAACATGAATTATATTGATGCAATCGTTCACTATTGTGAAGAAAATGATATTGAATATGCTTCTGTGTCAAAATTAATTTCTAAACCATTGAAAGAGAAATTGAAGATTGATGCACAAAAACTAAACTATATAAAAAAGACATCCAGGGCAAAACTATTCCTATAATGTCATTTTTTAACTCCGAAATAATTCGATCCGAATTAATGCAGATACAGCAACTGCAGGAAACTATTGCTTCAAATATGTTCCGAGTTGCTTATATGAATTCTAGTGAAAAGAATGGGTTTCTGGATAAAATGGAACGTCTTTTAGAATTGCAAAAAATTATGGTTACTCGATTGAGATTATCCGAAAGTCCAGAAGCAAAACAATTTGAAGAAGAAGTCACTAGGAATGCCCAAAAACTTGGGTATGGTCCTGATGTCACCCTGGATGAAATATTAAATAATATGTCAGGGTTCATAGAAAAACTCCGAAAGCACGCTTGACAACAGGTGTGAAATCGGTTAAACTACACAAGTCAACACGACACATACTACTAATACGAGGAATACATGTCACTTGCAGAACTGAGAAAAAAATCTTCCGCTTCTTTTGATATCCTTACAAAGGAACTGGAAAAGACCGCAAACAACAGCGGTAATGTTGATGAACGTTTTTGGAAACCAGAACTAGATAAAAGCGGCAATGGATATGCCGTTGTTCGTTTCCTTCCTGCCCCTGAAGGAGAAGAACTTCCTTGGGCAAAGATTTGGTCTCATGCATTTCAGGGACCAGGCGGATGGTATATTGAAAATTCTCTGACGACAATCAACCAACAAGATCCTGTTGGTGATCTTAATCGTCGTCTCTGGGCAACAGGTAAGGATGCTGATAAAGAAGTTGCTCGTAAGCAGAAGCGTAAACTGACTTACTACTCTAACATTTACGTGGTTAGTGATCCATCAAACCCTGCTAATGAAGGAAAGGTTTTCCTGTTTAAGTATGGCAAAAAGATCTTTGATAAGGTTATGGCAGCAATGCAACCTGAGTTTGAAGATGAAACTCCTATCAATCCTTTTGACCTTTGGAAAGGTGCCAACTTCAAACTGAAAATTCGTAAGGTTGAGGGTTACTGGAACTACGACAAGTCAGAATTTTCTGATCCTACTGCTCTTTCTTCTAGTGATGCAGAGTTGGAACGTGTCTACAAGCAAGAGCATTCACTTGCTCAGTTTGTGACCATGGATAACTTCAAAACTTATGATGAATTGAAGCAACGTCTTGACATTGTTCTTGGTAACACTGAGTTTGCATCAACTGCAAGTCGTTATCAAGATGAAGATGATGATACTTTTGAACCCATGTCTGTAGTTACTGGTAAAAAAGCATCTCCCGAACTCCCTAAATATAGTTCGGCATCTGACGATGATGATCAACTAAGTTACTTTGCTCGTCTTGCTGAAGAAGACTGAAACAATACTAAATATTAAAAACACAAAAGGAGGTTACTTTCAAATGGCTAAAACTTATTCTGTGAAACTTGCGTCTAAAGATATTTACTGGACTGGAGATGAAACTGCAGTGTGGTCTGATGAAGTTTCTAAAGCACAAGTTTTCTCTACCAAAAAAGAAGCAACTGCAGTTGCTGAAGGTGTAGTTGGAATGATTGCTGAAGTTGTTTCATCACCTAGTTCATCTGAAGAAGGTTGATACCCTAAACCAAAATTGACTTTAAAATACCAATTGGGCGGAAAAAAAATTCGCCCAATTTTTTTGTCTCTAGGGTTTTTTAAAAAGATGACTGTTTTAGAGTATTTGAGATAAAGTCAGTGCTTTCAACGTATAGTGATTTTTCTCTTAATTCTTGAATTACACCTAAAACATATTGTTTTTTCAAAACGTATATTTCTCTTTGACTATCGTTCAATCTTCTTTCATATTCATAGTTGGTTATGATTTGAGACACAGAACTTCCAGAAACAGTCTTGACTAACCCATTATCATAATATTGGTAACCCTCTCTAATTTTTTTCTCCCAATTAGAACCATTAAATCTCCACAAATCTGGTCCGACCGTATAAACATCGTTTTCGTTGATTATTAGTTTATTGTTTGGAGCACTAATTACAGCAGAGGGAGGAGTTGTATATCCCTGACCTTGATTTGTAATAGAAACTGAAGAAACTTGGTTATTGGCAACATTAATGCTTGCAGTTGCTCCAGTTCCAGAACCACCGACCAAATTAATTGTTGCTGATGAGTATGCATCGCCACTGTCCGTTAAAGTTATTCCTAAGGTAGTTCCAATACTTGCGGTTGCAGATGCAGTAGTATCGAACAGACCTCCAGCAAAATTAACTGAAGTTGTGGCGGCATTGTAGTTAGTTCCTCCACCTACGACACTTACTGATTGAACTCTTTTACCTAAAATGACACTGGCAGATGCTGAAACTGTAGGATTACTGGTTTGTAGGGGATTTTTTGATAGAGTTATAGTTGGATTTATGATATCTACAGTTACATCACCGATAAATGTTACACTTAATATTCCATAGTGGTCATAATTAGCACCACTATTTCCTTGTTGAAATAGTCTAAAGTAAATGTTTGGAGATTTTAAATTTGCTGGTAAAACAAAGTCATAATTATCCAAGACCCCAGTTCCACTCCCATTTGGAACTGCTGGAATTACAATACCTAGGTCAGTCCATCCATTAGTTGATGGTGTTCCCGAAGTAATTTGATATTGAATTCTTAAATCTTCTGTACCTTGGATATCAGGAGTTTCGCCGCCATTGTTTCCATTTCCTCTAACTGCATAAACACGTACCGTATTAATAGAAGTTGCATTGATTGGATTTAGTGTTACAAAACGAGTTCCAGAGGATCCTCCAAATCTTAAGTGCGAAGAACCAATATTAAATCCTCCAGTGGTGCCAGTTCCATTTCCGTTGGGAACA